CCGTACGTGACTGTTCCGGCAGCAGAGTTTCTACCCTGCATCACGATCTGCCCAACAGCATCGTTTGCTGCTGGACTTGCTGACACCCTCCTGAGATTTAATATCGGGCCAGAAGTCGCGCCATCCTCAGTCAGCTGCATAATTACTGTCGATACGCCAGCTGTTGTTGTCTCAAATGTTTGAAGCGCCGAAAAGGCATTTGAAACATTGAGTAGAGGGATGTTCGCTCCGCTCGTGCCTGTGTTCTGCGTTGCCGCGGTTCCGAGGCCGAGCGTTGCCCGTCCGGCTGTGGCGTCCGCATCATCCATCAGCGAGCGGCCAAAGGCTGTCGCCACTGCGCTGTCGATGTTGAGGGCAGTGCCAGACCCAGAAACGATGATGTCGCCATAGTCGCCGTCGGTGATTCCACCAGCGGCGGACAGGCTGCCGCCAGAGAAGGTCAGGTTGGCGCCGATGGAGACGGCCGACCAGGTGTTCAACGCAGATCGGTAGTAGATGGTGTTGGTGCCAGACAGAGCCGCCAGGGCCGTCAGATCGCCGTCCAGGGGCTGATACCCAGATGCCGCTGCCGCAGTCGTGAGGTAGTTCGATGCCGTCTCTGTGGCCATCGTACCAAGGCCCAGCGTAGTCCTGACGGCAGATGCGTTGGCATCGTCCAGGAAGGTGGCGGCGAACGCCGAGATCGTGACGTTCGAGGCTGAGATGTCCAGCGTTCGGTTGGCATCCCCAGTCGAGATCGTGAAGTCTCGGTTGGCAGACAGGTTCGATCCACCCTTGAGGGTGATCAGATGAGAGTTGTCGGAGTCGAAGAACGAGATGCCATCCGCGGTGAGGATGGCATTTTGCAAGCTGATCTTGTACGTGGTCCCACCTACCGCGACCGCGATGAACGCGGTCGCCTCATCAACCGAGCTGGTAAGAGGTAGGTCGCTTATTCTGGGCATTGCCTGACACTCCAGGTCCTACTACGACTGAGGCACGCCCTTGATCATGTGAAGTGTCACATCGTATCCAGAGTTCGCCAGGAAGGCAGCTGTCGTAAACCGTAGTATACCTGTCGCTCCGGCGATGGCCGGGCACTTGACGAGCGGGCTGCAACATATCTCACCCTGCCCCTCCAGGACGAAGGCATCCTCATCTGTTGTTGCATCCCACAGGATTCGAAGAGAGCCTCCATGGATCGACCACACGACCTTCTTGACCCTGAGATTGGTGCCAGGGGCAACACCCTGGTAGCCGTATGCGACGTCGGTGGCGTCGACTTTGGCGACCGCGCTTTCGCCAGTACCGTCCGAGAAGTTCGTGAAGCGCATAACCAGGTTGCGTGCGCCGTTCGCAAGAATCCTGGTCGTAACAGCATCGGCCATGGCCTAGCCCTCCTTGATGGGTGAGAGCCAGGCTCACAACGAGCCTGGCTCCATTCGTCATTAGGCGTCGGTCGATGCCGTGATGTTCGTCTGCATACCAACTTCGCCAGCGAGGTTGGCGATGTTGATCGGCTGGTAGAACTGACATGCAGCGCCAACGACAGCTTCCGTGATGTTCGCGGCGTTGTCCTGGAGCATGATGTTGATGTTCGGACCGATGCTGCCAGTCGACGTAGCAACCATCGTGATGGCAACGTCAGCAGCGTTTTCCGTCCAGATGTAGGACGGGGTCGTGCCACCGCCGATGCGGACACGGTTCATTGCAGTCGTGACGTTCTCGATGGCAGCGACAGCGAAGTTGCCGTAGAGACTGAAGTCTTCGATGACCGTGTCATCGCCGCCAACCATCGTAATGGCCGTGTCTGCGCCCGCCGCGGCAGCGCCACGGTGAATCCAGCCGGAGATGCGGAGGCGATTGGCGTTGGCGTCAGTGACGATGAAGTCAGTGGCCTGGCCAGTGACGTCTTCCGTGACGATGTCGATCAGCGTGAAGTCAGCAGCGTTGACGTCAATCGGGCCCGTAAGGGCGTCGATGCCGCCAGTGAAGCGGAAGTTCACCATCGTGATGTTTGCCGCATCGACGTCCATGTCGGCGCCGACCGCCGTCGTGAAGTTGATCTGCGGGCGGAGGTTGCCGTTGCCGAGACCAACGAGCGTGATGCCAGCGACATCGAGGTCGAGGCCAGCAGCAGCGGTAACCGTTTCAACGTGGCCAGGCATCACAAAGATGATGTCACCCTTGTTGGCGCGGCACCTGCCGACGGCGAAGTCTATGGTCTGGAACGGGTTTTCGTAGGTGCCCTTGTTGCCATTGAGGCCGACAGTGGAGCTGACCCAGAAGACCTTGCCTGGGTGCGGGAGAGCGACGGGCACACCGCGGAGGGCGACACCGTTCGGGAAACCTTTGGGGTAATTCGAGAGCATTTTGTTTCACCTTTCGTGAAAGTGGCGGCGGGACCATTCCCGCCGCTCACAGTCTCATTCACTGCCCTGGCGGCGTTAGACGCCCTGGCAACCGAAGATCGAACGGAAGTCCGTGCAACCAGCGGAGAAGCGCATGTACATCGCGGCCTTCGCGTTCTTCGTGTCGAAGTCGTTGTCCTTGTCGAACATCGGCTGGTCACGCCAGAAGAAGGTCATGCCACGCGGGGCGTTCGTACGGACGAACCAGGCTGTCGTCGAAGACAGGTAGTGGTTCACCTTGATCCCTTCCGGGAACATGTTCGTCGCCTTGATGACATTGATCGCGTTGTTGGCAGTGTCGTTCTGGAGAACGGACTGCACAATGCGGTTGGCCTCGTAGAACAGGGCTGTCGGGACGATCAGGCAGCGAGGCATGATCGAGACCTTCTGTCCACGCGCGTTCACGGTATCCATGATCTGGATGCCCATGTCTTCGATGGCCGCTTCGGTCAGGTCCGAAGACCCGGTGAGTTCATTCGACTGGTCACCAGAGATGGTCGGGTGATCCGTCGCGATGAGCTCCTTGCCGTCGCCGAAGGTGTAAAGGTTGTTGAACGCACGGTTGTAGATGTTCGCGCAGATGTTCTCCAGCGTCTGACGGCCGGAGAAGGCAAGGGCCTGGGCACGACGCTCAGAAACCTGCTTGTACATGTTGTCGCGAAGTTCTTCGAAGGTGACGATGTAGCCGAGGGAGTAGGCGACGTGCGTGTAGCGCGTCACGGTGCCCTGGGCTTCGGCGTCGTACCTGGTCGCAGCGCCCTGTTCCTTCTTGTTCAGGAGCCCGAAGCCAGTGACTTCGACATCTTCTTCGTACGACTTGTCGGAGGTCTGCACATCGAACAGGTCGGTGTACTCCTCCTTGTGCTCGTTGTACGTCTGGCCCCAGATGGCATGGATGCCAGGCCAGAGCAGTTTGGGATGGGTACCCGTGTTGATCACTTGTGTCATTTGATTTCCCCTCCCTTACACGCCAGTCAGGTTGCGGACGGAGTGCAAGTTGATCTTGCAAAGCCATCGCGCATACTGAGATGCGAGTTCGTTGTCGGTGCGGTTGACGCCGCGGAGAAGACGCATCTGGAGGGTGGAGCCAGTCGCGACGGTCGAGGAGTCGAGCTGCCAGCCCGAATATCCAGTGACCGTCGAGCCAGCGCCCGCCACAAGGTCCACGTTCTTGGTGCCAGCCGTTGCCATCGCAATAGAGCCACCCACAGAGTCTTCCTGGGCCTCGAAGATGAGGTCCGGATCGTCTGCGACGAGGATGTATTGAGCGACAGAGGCTGGGCGGTAGACAGCGGCGTCACGCAGAAGCGTAACGACTGGTTCACCGCCAGAGACAACGCCGACCATAGGTCCGATTGTCTGGTTCGTAGCGCCAGCCGTTGCAATCTGCACGACTGGGATTCCGTTTGCGTCTGATGCGCCTGTCGCAATGAGCGGGAGGCCAAGGAACAGTGCCGTCGCATAGGATGCGGGGACAAAGTACACATTGGCCTGCCCGTTGTAGGGCGAACCGTCGAGACGCTGAACGGGGATGATGCCGCGAGGCATATTCCGATTTGGCATGGCCAAATACTCCATTGAGCATGAAAAAGAATGATGACCAGCGCCACCACGGCACTGACCCTGTGACGCTTATCGCGCCTTCCTTTTGCTCTTCAGAGTTCCTTCAACGTCCTACAGTGCCTTAGCGCTTGGCCTCGTTCTTGATCGAGATGCCCTGGCCTGGCGTGTAGAAGTTGCCTTGTTTCTCATTCGTCTGGACCCCGTTCGGGAGATTACCAGACCTGATCCCCTGCTCACTCTCGTCGACTCGGCGCTGGTCCGATGCGAGGTCTTCCCTCCACAGAACCTCAGGTATCTCCAAGAGGTACCCGATCATAGCCCGACCATCACGATGTCTTCCGTGCAGCTTGGAGACAATCTTTCCTTCGTGGTCCTTCACATGCTCCCATCCGGCTGCGCGTGCTTCCTCTACGCGACCTGGATGATCAGCAAACCAGTGCCGTCTATACCCTTCACGTCGCGCATACGCAAGTTTTTGCGTGCGGCGGCCGAACGGGACACGTTTTGCACGAAGCTCTGCGATCCTCGCGTTGAGGGCATCGTCCTCGCCGGAGACTGATGAATCCACACCACCGATGGAGCCAGCGGCTGCCTTCTGGGCTGGCGCTGCGACTGGCGCCGCGCGCTTCATGGTTGGGTACGGCTTTGGGTCGTTAACGTCTGACATGGGTTACTCCTCAATCTCAGTGCCATGATACTGGCGAAGGAACTCGGCTTTCGTGTACGGCTGGTAACCAGGCTTGCCTTTGCGAAGGTCGACGTTCTTGGCGATCTTCGTGTACTCGGCCCTGGCTTCCGGTGGCAGTGCATCCCAGCCCTTGTCGAGCTTGCTGCTCGTGTTGCGGGATGGGTTCTGCATTGAGCCGCCACTGTTCACGGGTGGCTGTGATCGGCGAGCTGTCCCGGCGAAGTACTTGGACTCCTGGAAGCGGCCCTGGACCACACGGTCGACCTCAGCGAGAGCTTCCGCGAGCGTGAGGCTTGGGTCTCGCTGCCGTATCACGATGAACTCGGCGTTCGCCACCGCGTGCATGACCTGGTCGTTGCGGTACCACTCACGCTCCGGGGCATTCGCCCAGGCAACGGCAACCGGATCAGGCTGCTGCTGGTTCGGCTGCTGGTTCGGCTGCTGGCCCCTGTCCTCGGCCTTCGCCTTCTTCTGCGAGGTCAGGCCGGATGCCGCGTTGGCCTGGTGAGCTTCCTGGAGCTCCTTCATCTTGTCGATGACCTCGACAACACGCTCCTGGTCACCGTCGGCCGCGGCCTCCTTGGCCTCCTTCTTCAGCTGAGCCAGGGCCCGCTCGTACCCACGCTTCTCAGCGTTGGTGGCGACCGCGCGCATGGAGTCCAGGGCCTCGCCCATCTCATCCAGCCTGGACACCGCTTCAGCCAGTTGGCGCTGCGCTGCGTCGGCCTTTGCCTCGGCTGACGCCGCCCGGCGGTCCAGGCGCTTCAGGTTTTCCCGGAGGATCGGGGCCTCCTTCTCGGCCCGGTCGATGAACTTCTCGGCCGGAATCCAGTCTTCAGGTCGCCCGTGGAACTCCTCCTTCGGGTACCATCCCATGCGCCTGG